TGGTGGATTTGAAGTTTGCCCAGGAGGTAAGTTAAAATTTTGTGGTTGAGCCCATGGACCTAAAACTGCTCCTGCTGATCTACCCCCTGCTCTTTGATATGCAGTATAAACAAGTTGTTGAATTTGATTATGGTAACCATTTTGTTGTTGTGGAGTTAGTCCTATTTGAGTAGCACTAGCATTCCATCTACCATCTTGATATATTGGTTGAGTTCCTGCGGGAGCATTAGCCTGAATAACTATACCTGATCCATTGGAGGAATCATATTGAATAATATAATCTACTCCATTTTGGTTAAGGAATATATCATTAGCTGTATTTGTTCTTACTGTTTTATACGTCACTTAGGGCTTACTCCAGGCTCTGTGATTGGGGAAAGGTTGTCCTCTCATATCAACAAATTTTTCGGTTGGTAATAATGCAACGGAGGGCCAATCTTTTTCTGGAACTCTTAAAAATCCTCCAGCAACTCCAGAAAAAAAGTAACGATGAATAGTATTACGAGGTATACCTACGGTATCTGACTTATTTATTAGACCTTTTGCAACTCCTTCACGATATTGTCTATTTAAATAATGTAAATTTATTCCAATAAAATAATTTTTACTATAATTAATTTCAGTAATGTATGCAAGAGGTTGTCTATCAAAAAAACTCAATTCTCTTGTACTTGCGCTATAAATGAAAAAGTACATTCTTCCAATTTCAATTCCACCAGTATCTTCAAGATTGATATCCGATTGATCGAGTTCTCCAAGATATTGTCTGAGTTGGCCGGAGTACCAATCTCCACTCCTATTCTTCTTTCCCGACTGTTTTAAAAGATCATACCCAAAACCTTTACCATCAATATAAGGTTCGTCTTTCCAACTCATATTCCCAAATCCTCCTCAGTCATGATTCGGAATTCATAGTTACGATCTGCACAATATTCTCTTGCTGCTTTCCATTTTGCTTGGTTCTTAACCCAAGTTTGAACTTTATAAGCCCATGCCTTTGTTCGTCTTTTGGGATTTTGTTCAGGCATTTCCACTTCTTTTTTGGGTTTAATTTCGATTATTACTGTTCGTGTATTTCCATTTTTGTCTTTATACTTCACGAAAAAATCTGGAAAATATCTATGAACTTTATTGTCCAGAGGATTTTTATAGGGAATCCAAAATTCTTCAGATTGCCATTGGTTTACATTTTCGTTTAAGTCACAATATCTCATAAACTTACGTTCCCACAAAGAACGATAAACAATATTTGTGGGATCGCCTTTATATTTTTTAGGATTCTCTGGACTATATTTACCCTTATAACTCATATACATACTATAGATCCTTAAAAAATATTTATAGATGCCTGATACTGAGAGATTTAGGCCGGATTATCCTACAAATCGATTTAGAGTAGACCCAATCTACACTAGAATGACTCTTCCAAGAGGAACCAATGATGGAAGAGGGGCTTTACCTAGTGTTCAAGATTTATTCGGCGAACTATCAGTAACAAGTCAATTTAAAATAACTCTTTTTTTAGGAGACACGGTATCTTCAGCAAACTCTGATACTAATATCAATTCATGGTTGGTTAGCTGTGGTGTTTTGGGGTCAAATCTCTTTAATGGAAATAATGCAAATTTAAATTCATTACGTTATGAGTTCATGTGTAATGAAACTTCTTTGCCAGGAACAACTTTAGGAGTAACAGAAGAGTTTGGATCTAAACAAGGTATAACGGAAAAATTCCCAAATAAAAGAGATTTTCCAGACATATCAATGACATTTTACGTTGATGCAGAATATGGTATCATTCGTTTATTTGAAGAATGGATAAACTTTATTAATCCAATACACAACAAAAAAGGAAGAATAAAAAAAGGAGATCCATCTGGAACTTTAAGTAGTATCAATGATGCTTGGGAAGTGTTAAGATTTAGATATCCAAACACGTATAAAAAACCTATTGCTATTACGAAATTTGAAAGAGATGTTTATGTTAATTCAATAGGTGAAGTAGAAAGAACTCCATCCATGTTAACGTATTATTTTATTAATGCATTTCCAACACAATTAACTGCACTTCCTGTTACTTATGAAGGAAGTACTATTACAAAAACAACAGTTAATTTTACATATGAAAGATATGTAATTTTGAATCATCAAGGAACTGGTTCTATTGCAGATGATTCTTTTGCAGAACAATTTAATAATAATGGTCAAATTCCAGTGTTATCTACTCCTAGCATAAATTTTGGATCTTCTGCACAAAGACAATTCCCACCATACTTTAATGGAACAAATCCATCTCTAAGAATACAATAAATAAATTTAACTGATTACATAATTATCAATGCCATTACCTAAAATTGCTACGCCAACTTATGAACTTGAGTTGCCATCTTCAGGAAAGAGTATAAAGTATAGACCATTTCTTGTAAAAGAAGAGAAGGTTTTAATCTTGGCACTAGAAAGTCAGGATGTAAAACAAATTACTCTCGCAATCAAGTCTGTACTCAAAGATTGTATTCTGACCAAAGGAATCAAAGTAGAGGATCTTCCTTCCTTTGATATAGAATACATTTTCTTAAATATCAGAGCAAAATCAGTATCAGAATCAATTGAACTGATCATAACTTGTTCTGATGATGGAGAAACTGAAGTTCCTGTAAAAATATTTGTGGATGAAATCCAGGTTCAAAAAGACCCAGATCATACCACGGAAATTAAAGTAGATGATCAAATTGTAATTAAAATGAAGTATCCATCTTTGGATCAATTCATTAAAAATAATTTTGATTTCTCATCTCAGGAATCAATGTCAACTATTGAAAAATCTTTTGATATTATTTCTTCTTGCATTGAATCTATTTTTACTGCGGAAGATTCTTGGGCTGCTGCAGACTGCACTAAGAAAGAACTCATTGAGTTTATTGAAAGTATGAATACAGAACAATTCAAAAAGATTGAAAAGTTCTTTGAAACTATGCCTAAACTTTCCCATACGTTTGAAGTTACAAATCCAAAAACAAAAGTCAAGAATAACGTAACGTTGGAGGGTTTAACAAGTTTTTTCGGCTAAGTATGGCTCACATGGAGTTGGAGTCATATTATCGAATTAACTTTGCTCTCATGCAGTTCCATAAATACTCTTTGACTGAGATTGAAAACATGATTCCTTGGGAACGAGATATCTATCTCGCTCTACTGAAACAACATATCGAAGAAGAAAACGAAAAAGCTAGGGCAGCAAATCGTGGCAATTAAACCAGCAATCAATCCAGGAGTAGCAGTTGCCGAAAGACCGGCAACACTCTCTGGTGCGATGAATTTTATTTCTGGTGGTCAAACACTAGGTACATCTATTGTTGCGTCTGCTGCAAATAAAATTGTAGGATTTCAAAGAGGTGCTGCAGCTGTTGCACCTAAAGCACCAGACCTTGGATCAATCATCAATACTTTGTCTACTAATATCTTATCAAACGTAGAAAATAAACTACAAAGTGTAAATCAAAATATACAGAATTTTATTCAGAAAACTTTTGCAAGTCAACTTGGAGAATACAGAAATAGAATAAACGAGTTGACTTCTAAAACTCCAAATAAAATCCTTGAAAATTTCCTATCCTTATATAAAGAAGCAATTAGTTATATTCAATTTTTAGGTAATCGGAAAAATATAAAAAGACTTGGAGATAATTTACGAGTCTTACAAAATGTTTTTTCAGAAACGTTTAGAGTTGCAGCATTAATCAGAACAACAATCAGCAAAATAGTAAATCAATTATCTAATTTACCTTCTGCTTCTAGTGGTGCTGGTGGAATTAACTTAGATGTTAATGTTCCTGGAGGACCACTAAGAAGAGTTATGCCTGGTAAAGGTGGAATGTTGAAGATGCTTGGAACAGCAGGATTACTCGGAGGTGGGGCAGGTCTTGCAACTAATGTTATTAGTGGAATGGCAGATCCAACTGGCGGAGAAGTTCAACCTGATACAAGTGGAGTTGTAAGTTCGATTCCTACTCCACTTTTAGACAGATTTATGGAGATTTTGAATCGGTTTGATAAAGCTTTGCAAGGTTTTCAATCACCAGAAAAAGCTCGATCTGCACCTAAAGCTCCTTCTTCTGGAATGCCAACCACCGATAAGGGCCCTGGTGGTCCTGGTGGCCCAACTCCAGAATTAACAGGAACAGGAAAAGAAGGAGTTATTGAATATGCTCAAAAAGCAGGATTTTCTCAAGAATTTACTGCTGGACTTATTACTAATATAAGTCATGAATCGGGAGGTAATCCTTTTGCTTATAATCCAAATGATTCTGGTTCTCCATCATATGGATTATTTCAATTTCGTGCTGGTAGAGGAGATAACATGATAAAGTATTTGGAAGCAAACGGAATTCCAAATGCAAAATCACTTTTCACAACCGATGATCCAAGGAAAAAGGACAAGAATTTGCAACAAAAAGCAATGGCATTGCAAATAAAGTATTTCACCGAAGAAGAACAAGATCAAGCTACTCCAAGAATTAAGGCAGCCCAAAAATCTACAAATCTAAAAGAAGTCCAGGATGCATTTTTTGCGGGAGAAAGATTTAGGGGATATGATGATCCAAATTCTCCACGATACAAAGCTAGATCTGCAGACATACAAAAAATTTATCAGGAATTGAAAAAAAATGGAACTATGTCTAGGGCAACTGGTGGTCCTGGAGAAGATGCTGCAAAAATAGAAGCAAAGATAAGAGCCTCAACTGATAAATCACAAACAATGAAAGGTCTTGCAGGAGAAGTTGCTCAACCTGCAGTTAAGTCTGACCAACAATCAAATGTAAGTATTGTACCACTGGTTATGGGAGGTGCAGAATCAAATTCAACTCCAACTGGAAGTCAGGTAGCTCTACCTCCCATAATGAGTAAAGGCGGAGCTACAGTTCCATTTTTATCTTCTTCTAATGAAGATAATTTCTTCACTATATTATCTAAAGTCGTGTATAATATCGTAGACGGATAATGGCTATAAGTTCCCCTCTTCTTGGTGCATTCAATAATATAGTAAGCATAAACCGATCCAAGTCGGCTATGAATTCGACTAAATCATCGTTTAATGGTTTTCTCAACTTCATGCAACTTGAAACTAAAAGATTAGAGACTATAAAATTACCTTCTGATAGAAAAATAAAATCACTGCAATCTTTAAATATTGCCTCAACATTTGGTAGTCCTGGCAGTTTACTCAGTTCTTTGTTTAGTGGTGCTTTAGACGTTGCTGGTTTTCTTGGTAATATGTTTGGTGGAGGTAAAGAAAAGCCACCAAAGGCAGGAAAACCTATACCAAAAGCTAAAGGTGTTAGAATAGGTGGACTTAAAGCAATTGGAATTACCAATGCTATTTTTGCAGGATTGGACTTTGCAACAGGAGTTGCTGAGGGAGAATCAGTAGGAAAAGCTGCTGCGGGTGCTGGTGGAGCCTTAGCTGGAAGTATGCTTGGCGGAATCATAGGACAATCTTTAATTCCTGTTCCAGGATTGGGATTTGTTGTCGGTAGTATGGCCGGTAACTTCTTAGGAGGTTATCTTGGAGATAGAGGATATGAAGCTGTAACTGGAGAAGGAAAATCAGTTAAAGAAAAAACTAGAGAACGTCTGAGAGCTCAAGAACAAAAACAAAGAGAAGAAGCTGCAACATCTGGTACTACTTTTGCCGATGTTACAAGACGATTCGACGAAGTTGTAAGTAATTTTGAAAAATTTGCATATTCTGGTTTTGCAAATATGGTAAACGCTGCTGCTGGTGCTACTGGACAAGATCAAAATCTTGAATGGGGTGCAGATTATCCAGATAAACAACAAGGAACTGGAGATGTTATTGGTCAATATGAAGATGTTATGGCTGAAGGAGGAAAACTCCCTAGTTCTGCAATTAAAACCAGTGGATTTGGAATGCGTTGGGGAAGAATGCACCAAGGAAATGATTATGCTGGTGCTGGAGTAGATTATCAACCAGTAAGTGTCATTCAACCAGGAAAAGTTGTTTTTTCTGGTCCAATGGGAACGGCAGGAAATGCAGTAGTAATTCAGCATCCAGATGGTACAGAAACAAAATATTTCCACTTAATGGATAACTCAATCAGAGTTCAAATGGGACAACAAATAAAACCAGGACAAGTTATCGGTAATGTTGGAAGTACTGGAAGATCTACAGGACCACATCTACACTTTGAAGTTTGGAGAAATGGTAGAGCTCAAGATCCCACAGCAGATGCAGAC